AGTGGAAGTGCTAAATGGAAGCAATTATGCAATTTTGGAATGTATTGTTGACTATCATCATGGCAGCCCTTGGATTTTTTGTTAAAGAAAAGTTTACTGAGTTAGATCGTGTAACAGTTCTTGTTAATAAAACTCGTGAAGAAATGGCACGGGATTATATTACTAAAACTGAAGTCCGCAATGATATGCAGCAAATTATTGATAGATTTGATAAGCTAGAAGCTAAATTAGATCGCTTTATTGAGGGGCATAAATAATGGGTGTAATGCAAGATTTAAAAGATAATATTCTTGGCACTGAAAAACAGAACAAGGATGCACAGGCTAATTTAGATAAACAAGCTACTCAGGGTTCTAATTTAGCTAAAGCATTAGGTGGCAATCCACAACCTCAACCAGTTAAAAAAATGTCTAAAGGTGGAACTGCTTCTGCTCGTGCTGATGGTATTGCACAGCGTGGCAAAACTAAGGGAAGATTTGTTTAATGCCAAGCACAAGCAAAAAGCAGCATAATTTAATGGAAGCGGTTGCTCATAATCCAGCATTCGCTAAGAAAGTAGGTATCCCTCGCTCTGTTGGCGAGGATTTTAGCAAAGCCGACAAGGGCAAAACTTTTAAAAAGGGTGGAGAAATGAAAAAGAAAATGGCAAGTGGTGGCGAGACTATGGGTCCTCGTTCCATGAAAGAAGATGTAGTAGCTGGTTCAAACAAACATGGTAAGTTTGGCGAGAGCAAAGCTCAGAAAAAAGGTCACACAAAAGGTATGAATTTGGGTGACGCAGGTAAAAAAGAGCCAATTGAAGGTGAAAAAAACATGAAGTCATTTATGGCTGGCATGAAAAAAGGCGGCAAAGTTAAAAAGATGGCTGCTGGCGGTACTGCCTCTAGCCGTGCTGATGGCATTGCACAACGTGGTAAAACAGTTGGTAAATATTGCTAATAAAGGAAATATTATGAAAATGGATCACCCACCTCTTTCCAAGGATATGGAAGTAGAAGATCATATGATTCACCCAAAACATATGGAAAAACATTATGGCGGAGACGGTCATATGCAACACCACGAGCATTTTAAAAAGCACGCTGCTGGTCATACTCTGCACCACGAACACGTAGAAGCTATGTGTGGTGGCGGTTATGCTAAGGGCAAGAAGTAATGATGGCGAGCCGTGGAATGGGTGATATTAACCCTTCCAAAATGCCTAAGAAAAAGGTTATCGAGCGTACCGATAACCCTGATTCTGTTGATATGTATAAAAAGGGTGGTGAAGTTTGGAATAAGCCACGTCCAAAAGGATTAGGCAAACCCCAAAAAATGTCTGAAAGCAAAAAAGCCAGCGCTAAAGCAATGGCTAAAGCAGCGGGTAGACCTTATCCAAATTTAGTTGATAACATGAGAGCCGCAAGGAAAAAATAATGGCTGAAAAATGGATATCAGGTGCTATTAAAAAGCCCGGTGCATTAAAAAAAGAATTAGGCATTAAGGAAGGCAAGACTATTCCTGCTAAGAAACTAGCTGCTGCTGCAAAAAAACCCGGCAAGTTAGGGCAGAGAGCTAGATTGGCTGAAACCCTTAAAGGCATGAAGAAAAAATAATGGCATATACCAGTGGTAATTCTACTTTTAATTTAGATTTAACTGAATTGGTGGAAGAGGCATTCGAAAGATGTGGCTCGCAGTTACGCACTGGATATGATCTTCGCACCGCAAAAAGGTCTATCAACCTATTAACCATTGAGTGGGCTAACCGCGGCATAAACTTTTGGACAGTAGAGGAAATTTCTATTCCATTAGTATATGGCCAAGCTATATACCCAGTTGGAGCTGATACGATTGACATCTTAGATTTGGTTACTCGCACCAATAATTCTCAGGCAAACAATCAGCAAGATATCAATTTAAATCGTATTTCAGAGTCTACTTACTCTACGATTCCTAATAAGCTGACTTATGGCCGTCCAATTCAAGTTTGGTACAACCGTCAAACAGGTAATTCCAATATCTATGCTGGCGTAACTTTGGCGGCTACTTTGACCCCATCAGCTACCACAATTACCCTCAGCTCGACCTTTAATATGCGGTCTACTGGATTTATTCAAATTGACAACGAGATTATTGGATATGTCAATATTTCAGGAAACCAGCTTTTAAACTGCTACCGCGGGCAGTACAATACTACAGCCGCGTCACATAGCGTCGGAGCAGCGATTTACGACCAGCAATTACCCAGTTTGGCAGTATGGCCTACCCCAGACAATGGAACGCCTTATACGCTCGTTTATTGGCGTATGAGAAGAGTTCAAGATTCTGGAACAGGTGTGTATGTTCAAGATATTCCATTTAGATGGATTAACTGCTTGGTAGCTGGTTTGGCTTATTACTTGTCTATGAAATTGCCCGGCATGGATATGCAACGCGCGCTTGGCTTAAAAGCTGAGTATATGGAACAGTTGCAACAGGCAATTGAAGAAGACAGAGAAGATGTATCAATTAGATTTGTACCGCGCAATTTGTTTTACGCGAGGTAAGTATGCCAACTAAGTATGCTAGTGGCAAACACAGTATTGCGGAATGTGACAGATGTGGTCAACGATATAAGTTAGTTGAGTTAAAAAAGCTAACCATCAAGACCAAGTTAGTCAGTATTAAGGTTTGTCCTGAGTGTTGGGATCCAGATCAGCCACAGTTACAACTTGGCTTGTATCCGGTGAATGACCCTCAAGCAGTGCGTGAGCCAAGACCAGACATTAGTTATTATGCTTCTGGTCCTAACGGATTACAGACGCAGCAGGGCGGTGGAACAAGCATTACGCAGTCGGGTTATCCAGAAGGCGGTAGTAGAGTTATACAGTGGGGATGGTATCCTGTAGGCGGTTCTAGTGGATATGATAGAGGTCTTACCCCAAACTATTTAGTAGCAAAAGGCAATATTAATTCAGTAACAATTACGACAACGTAGGAGTAAAAAATGGCAAAGATGGAATCAACAAAAGCAGATATGAAAATGGATAAAATGATCGCTGATAAAGAGATCAAAAAAGCCATGAAAGAACACGATGCTCAAGAGCATCCCGGCAAACATACCAAGCTCAAACTCAAAAAGGGCGGCATGGATGTTAAAAAAATGGCTAAGGGTGGTGTAACCCAGTCTAACCTACGCAGCATGGGCCGCAATATGGCTCGCGTTGCTAATCAAAAGTCTTCTTCAAGAGGTCGTTAATATGGCAATCGCAAAGAATGTAAAACCTACTACCAAAGACTCATCTAAATTGATAGTTGGTAAAAATCGTGAAGATAAACCTGCTAGTGCTTATGCCCGCCCACATACAATGGCAGGTAAAGCTATTGATGGTACAGAAGTAATGAAAGATGGCGAATATGGCAGAACCAAGTCAGCTAAAGACGCATCTATTAGCGATCCATTAACAAATGGTGTTGCCTATGGTACTGGTAAAGTAAAAACCGAGGGTGTTGAAACCCGTGGAAATGGCGCTGCTACTAAGGGTCGTATTGCTAGAGGACCAATGGCATAATGAATTACGAGACGCTGTTGAACAATATACAGACGTACGCTCAGACTAACGAGCCTACGTTTGTGGCTAATATTCCGTTCTTTGTTGAACAGGCTGAAACTCGTATTTATAACTCGGTTCAAATCCCATCATTACGCAAAAACGTAACAGGCAGTTTAAGTTCAGGAAACCAGTATTTAACTTTGCCGTTTGACTGGCTTTCTACTTATTCTGTTGCAGTAATTGACAGCAACAATAATTACAATTATTTAATTAACAAAGATGTTAACTTTATTCGTGAAGCCTATCCCAATAACGGTTCTACTAGCTGGACTTTACCTAAGTACTACGCTATTTTTGGCAGCTCTACTCTTAATGTTAATGAGTTAACCGCTATTGTTGGACCTACTCCCGATTCTGCGTATGGTGTAGAGTTACATTACTTTTACTATCCAGTATCAATTGTGCAAGGTGTTATTTCAACTTTATCAGCATCTTTTACTGCGGGAACTTTGTATAGCCCCGGTTTGTACCAAAATGTTCCACTCACAGGTGGGTCTGGATCTGGCGCAACTTGTGATATTTTGGTTAATGGTTCTGGTAATGTAGCAACGGTTACCTTACAAAATGGCGGTAGTTTCTATCAAGCTGGCGATGTATTAAGCGTAGCATCATCTAATATTGGCGGAACAGGATCAGGGTTTACCATTAGTGTTCTTGCTGTTAATAATGCCCAAGGTCAAAGCTGGCTTGGTGACAATTACGACCCAGTGTTATTTTATGGTGCAATGCGGGAAGCTATGCTTTTCCAGAAGCAGGAACAGGACATCATTAAATATTATGAAGACAAATATCAAGAAGCTATAGCTGAAATGAAACGTCTTGGTGATGGTCTGGAGCGTGGTGATGCTTATCGTGATGGTCAGACTAAATTAATGGTTAAAACATAATGCCAATCGTTCAAGGTCAAACCACGTTATTTAAAGCCAACATTTTGTCTGGTTTGGAGAACTTTACTTTAAGCTCTCCTTATACTTACAAAATTGCACTTTATACCGCTAATGCCAATTTAAACAATACAACCACCGTTTATACGTCTACAAACGAAGCAACGGGCGGTAGTTATGCTGCGGGCGGTCAAGTTTTATCTATTTCCAATCCACCTACACAAGATACAACCAATAATACGGCTTTTATCTCATTTAACAACGTAACATGGACTGGAAGCATTACCGCACGAGGTGCGCTCGTTTATAATAGCACCACAGGAGCGGCTTGTTTTATTTTGAATTTTGGTAGCGACATTACCAGTTCAAGTACATTTACCGTTACCTTCCCAACGGCAACATCAACCACAGCAGTACTGACAATTAGTTAAGGAGTTTTAAATGGAAAAATCAAATTTTGGAGACATCAGTACCGCAATGGTAACTCGTGGTGCTGGCTCTGATGAAACAATCGGTATGCAAGGCTTCTATGAAGTTACTTGCTACGATAAAAATGGCAATATTAAATGGCAAGACAAAGCACCTAACTTGGTGACTGCTGCTGGTAAGAGCGCATTGTTTGACTATTACTTTGGTTTAACTGGCACGAGCGGTGGTACAGCTTCTGGAGCTAATTACTTAGGTTTAGTTTCTTCAGCTTCTGCTACTGCGAACTATTTCCAGTCTGACACAATGGCTTCTCATGCTGGTTGGTATGAGCCACCTGCAACTGTTGCCGCAGCTCGTCAAGCGCCTAACTGGACAGCTTCTACCAATAACGGATCTGCATCACCATCCAATATTGTTTCTAAAGCTGCCAATGCTTTGACATTTAGTATGTTGTCAAGCGCCACTATTTTTGGTTGCTTTATTAACTCTGGTACTGCTGCCGCTTCTACTGTTAGCTCTACTGGCGGTGTTTTGTATAGCGCTGGTAACTTTACCGCTGGAAGCAAAATTGTATCCAATGGCGATAGTTTAGCAATTACCTATACCACAACCGCTACTAGCTAAGGAGCCATAAATGGCTCTGGTGTTAGCTGATAGAGTACAGCAAACTGGTACAGCCAATACGACAGTAAGCTTTAGTCTTACTGGGTCAGTTGTTGGCTTTCAATCCTTTACCGTAATTGGTAACGGAAATACGACCTATTATTCCGCCACAGACCCTTCTGGTGACTGGGAAATAGGTATTGGCACGTATGCCACAGGCGGAACACTAACTCGTACTACTATCCTAGCTTCATCTAACTCAGGGTCGGCAGTAACTTTTAGCGGAACGGTAAACGT